TGCAAAGAAGAAAACCTAAAAGAAATGAAAATACTACTATTCCAGATGTACTACGTTACAATGGATTTTGTGAGGGTGTATGGTATATTTGTAAATTGTTAAATGATTTAGAAAATGAACAAAAAGTATTTTGGAAATCTAACGAAAGTGAGGAGTAAAACTATGAATAATTTAAAATTTAGGGTTTGGGATAAAAAACTCAAACTGTTAGGAAATGTATCATATATTGACTTTGATAGCAAAAAAATGATTTATCGTAATGGGTTTGTTAACTGTTATGTAAACTTTGAAGATGTTGAAATAATGCAGTCAACAGGATTATTTGACAAAAACGGAGTAGAAATTTTTGAAGGGGATATTTTAACTGATGAAGGAAATTTTGAAAATGACTATTGGGATTATGCAACAATAGAGTTTGATAAAACAGACTATACTTATTACATTCACTGGAAGAGAGAAGAGGTTTGTGAAAACATAACAGATTGCTATAAGTATACAGTTACAGGCAATATATATGAGAATAAGGAGTTGTTGGGATAATGAAAAAAATATTAAAAACATTTTTATTTTTATTAATTTTGACTTTTTTAAGTAGTTGTAATAAACCTGATAGAGAAATAACTGAAAATGGATTAAACAGAAAAATAGTAGTTTATAGTTTAAGTGGAAATATAATCAACACATACTATGGAAAAACAATTATAGAAGACCATACAAACACAGTAGTTACACTTGATATAGACGGAAAGAGATATACTTTTCATAATTGTACGGTTGTTATGGAGGAGGAATAAATGAAGAATCCATTTTTAGAAGATTTTAAAAATCAATTAAAAAACTATAAAAATATTGAAAATTCAATTATTAGAATTCAAGATGAAATAGAGGTTTTAAAAAGTATACTAGATCCAAAAGGTTTTTCATCAGAAAGTTTCAATTGTGGAGGTAGTGATTATAATACTACAGAAGATAAAATGTATAACTATTTAGCAAAGTCAGTTGCTTTAGAAAAACAACTTAAAATTAATAAATTTACTTATTCAACAATTACTAAAGCTTTTGAAATTCTTGAAAAAAACGAAAAAATTGCTATTGAAGAGTTTTACTTTAAAAATACAAATATAGTTAAATTAAGTAATATTATGCATTATGAAGAAAGGCAAGTTTATAGAATTATTAATACTGCAATTTATAAAATGCTATGTTTTCAATATGGTAAAATAGATTGTTAATCAAAACTATGAAATGTCAAAATGATGTCAGTAAAAACATTAAAAAACGTGTTATAATGATAATGTGAAATTAGTGCATTGAGCACCTTCTTTTAATAATATATTTTGTAAGCAGGAACGGATATAGAATTATATCCGTTTTTGTATTACTAGGAAGTGTCAATGTAGAAAGGAGCTGATGATATGGAAAAATTAACTTTAAAACAACAACGTTTTGCTGATGAGTATATCATCAGTGGCAACGCGGAAGAAGCAGCGGTAATTGCTGGATATAGTAAAAAGTATGCTAGAGGTAATGCTTATAAATTAGTGGCAAAAAGTGGCGTAAAATCCTACATTGAAGAAAGATTGAAAGAATTAGATAATAAAGCTATAGCTAAACAAGAAGAAGTATTGCAGTATCTAACGTCTGTGATGAGAGGTGAGCTTGAAGAAGAGGTGCTGTATGGGATTGGTGATGGTGTACAGAGCACACGTCATATAGAAGTAGGTGCAAAAGATAGATTAAAAGCTGCAGAACTACTTGGTAAGCGTTACAGGTTATTTACAGATAAGGTAGAGCTGGATGCTGATGTAGATATGGAGTTAAATGTAAAGGTAGATTATGGAGATTAGAATACAGGCTAACCCTATTTTTAAAAGTGTAAATACTTCTGATAAAAGGTATATCGTTATGAAAGGTTCTGCGGGTTCTGGGAAATCTGTAGACACTGCCCAAAATTATATACTTCGATTACTTAAAGATAATGGTAGAAATTTAGTTTGTATAAGGAAATCAGACATAACAAATAGAGATAGCACCTACGCAGAGCTATCAGGTGCGATATATCGAATGTTTGGAGACAAGGCGGATAAATACTTCAAATTCATACAAAGCCCTCTTAAAATTGAATGTAGGGCCAATGGGAATCAAATTATATTCAGAGGGATGAATGATGATAGGCAAAGAGAGAAACTAAAATCAATAACTTTCAAGAAAGGAAAGTTAACAGATGTGTGGATTGAAGAAGCAACAGAGCTTACTCAAGCAGATTTTGAAATCATAGATGACCGTTTGAGAGGTCAACTTCCAGAAGGGCAATTCTACCAAATTAGGCTTACTTTTAACCCAGTATCAAAATCACATTGGATAAAAAAGACTTTTTTTGATATTGTAGATAAGAACGTACTTACACACCATTCAACATATCTACAAAACCGCTTCATAGATGATGCTTATAAAGAACGTATGTTAAGGCGTAAGGAAGTAGATCCTGACGGCTATAGAATCTATGGTGAAGGTGATTGGGGAGAAATTGGAGGTTTAATATTAAATAATTGGACCACTAGTGATATTTCTACTAACATAGATGATTATGATGATGTAGCGATTGGACAGGACTTTGGATTTAATCATGCTAATGCAATATTATTGCTTGGTTTTAAAGATGATGATATTTATATTTTGAAAGAGATATATTTATACAATAAAGATACTTCTGAGATTATAGATTATGCTGATGGAAAGATTCCAAAAGATGTAGAAATGTTTTGCGATTCCGCCGAACCGGATAGGATAAAGACTTGGAAGAAAGCTGGATATAGGGCAAGAAAAGTAAAAAAAGAAAAGACAACAGCTAAAAAATATCAAGCGACACAGATTGACTGGTTGAAGCAAAGAAAGATTTTTATACATCCTTCTTGCGTAAATACTATAAAAGAAATAAGTCAATGGAAGTGGAAGAAAGACGAAGCGACAGCCGAATATATAGATGAGCCAGTTGCTTTTTTTGATGATGCTATGGCTGCTTTAAGGTATGGGGTTGAACGTTGGAGAAAAGGAAAAGGTAACGGAATGAGGTTTTTAAAATAATGGGCGTTATGGATTTTATGAAGAAAGGAATAGGCTATATGAAATTAGCATTTGAGAAAAGTACGATTGATGAAGAGAGAATAGAGAAGTTAATCGTTGAGCATAGACAGTCAAAGATTGTAGAGTGGATGAGGATTGGAGATAATTACTACTCTGTAGATAATGATATATTAACTAAATCAGATACCAAAAAAACTTATCAAGCTAATTCAAAGTTAGCACACGCTAACTATAAAGGAATGGTAGATGAGAAAATAGGCTATTTGTTTTCCAAAGACTCAAGTATTCACGCCGAAACAGATGAAACTACAAATTTAATTGTAGATAAGCTAGGTGATAATTTTAACTATGATTTAGAGTCGTTAGGATTTGAAGCTAGTAACAAAGGGATAGCTTGGTTACACCCTTATATAAATGAAAAGGGAGAATTTAAACTATTTGTAGCAAATAGTGAACAGATAATACCTGGCTGGGTTGATAGTACTCATACAGAGCTTGAATATGTTATTAGATATTATGATGTGAGAGTGTATAGATTTGGGAGATATGAAACAGTAACAAATGTTGAGCTTTGGACTCCTAATGATGTTACTTATTACAGACTTGAAAATGGAAAATTAATTAATCCGGTTAAGATGGGGCATTTTAAACTAAATGGTATTGATACAGGTTGGGGATTAGTTCCGTGGATAGCATTTAAAAACAACAGAAAAGAACTTCCGGATATTAAGTTTGTTAAATCATTGATAGATAATTATGATTTATCAAGGTCAGAAGTAGCAAACTATATACAAGAAGTTAAGAATCTAATATTTGTATTAAAAGGATATAGTGGAGATAGCTTAGACGATTTTCTAGAATATATATATCAAAAAAGAGCGGTTGTTTTGGATGCAGATGATGAGAGTGATGTAACCACACTTAATCCGCAGATGGACATAAATGCAGCCAGAGAACATTACGAACAATTAAAAAAGGATATACTAGAAGGCGGACAAGCGGTAGATAAGAATTTAGACAGGTTTGGTGCTGCACCTTCAGGAGTTGCGCTTATGTTTCTATTTTCGAGTTTAGAGCTAAAAGCAAATCAACTAGAAAGTGAATTTTCAAGAGGTTTTAACAGCCTTATTAATTTTATATATTTATTCTTAGAAAAGACTAATAATGCTGTTAAAAGAGAGAAAGTGGAAATTGTATTTAATCGCGACATGATAATGAATGAAACAGATATAATCAATAACTGCAATTCATCAAGAGGATTAGTAAGTACTGATACAATACTTGCTAATCATCCGTGGGTTAGAGATATTCAAGATGAAAAAGAAAAACTTGCTAAAGAGACTTTTGATACAGTTGGGATGATTGATACTAATGAAGAATAATTCATATTGGGAAAAAAGGTTAGCTAATGATTTGTGGCACACTTATAACAATACTTCAAAATATCAAAAGGAGCTTATTGAGATATACAAAAAAGCAACTGATGAAATACTTGAAGAGTTATATAGAATAGCTTCAAAATATGAAGAGAACGGAGTTATAAGTCGTTCTGAGTTCTATAAAGCTGAACATTTAAAGCGAATGGAAAAAGGCTTTAATGATGTTTTAAAAGGTCTTGGAGAAAAGATTGAAAATAAAGGAAGTAAGATAATACTAAATGCTGGAGAGGATGTTGTAAAAAAAACAGGAAAGAGTTTAGGTATTGATATAAATTACAACGAGGATCTAGCTAAAAAGTTAATGCAGACCGAGTGGAAAGGGTCAAACTTTTCCAAAAGAATTTGGAGAAACTCTAAAAAGTTAGAAAAAGAATTGAATACTCAGGTTAAAAAGGGAATATTAACCGGTAAACCTACAGCACAAATAGCAATGGAACTTAATAAAAGTATGGGGTCTGGTCTTTCTAATTCTGCAAGACTTATAAGAACCGAAACTATGCACCATATGAACGATATTAATTTAGCTCATATGAAAGATAGTGGTATATCTAAAGTAAAAGAAATAGTTACTCTTGATGAAAGAACATCAAGTACCTGCAAAGTTCATAACAATAAAATTCATGATATAGACAAATCTCCAATACTTCCACGACATCCTAATTGTAGATGCGTTTTAGTACCTTATGTAGATGTGGATTCTTTAAATGATGTTGGTGCAGAGCTTAAAGGTAAAAGCTATACTGAGGTTATAGAATTTGGTAAAAAGGTTAATGAGGAGTATCATGTTAGTGATTATATAGGAGATAAGGAAAAATTAAAAGAGATATTTTCTAATTTTAGAGGGTTTGGTGGAACTGTACCCGATAAATTCTATAATTTAGGGGATGTGTGGGATAGAGATATGGCTAAGATTGTAAAAAATCAATTGAATAATGCTTTTTCTTATTATCCTTCAGCATGGAGTAAGATTCCTGAGAACTCGGGAAGACATTTATATGTTAGACGTTCAGGTAGGGGGTATTTCTCTACAGGAGCTTTTCATCCTAATAGAATGTGGGATTATAGTTTAGAAAATTATAAAGATGGGTATTTAACAATTGTAACTGATGGGACTAGAAATACAACTCCATTTCATGAAATAGGACATATGGTTGAATGGTATAATCCAGAGGTTCTGAGAATAGAAAAAGAGTTTTTAAAAGCTAGAACTGTAGGGGAAGAACTCACAAAACTAAACGATTTATTTCCTAATTTTGGGTATAGAGATAATGAAGTAACATTAAAAGATAACTTTATCTCACCTTATATAGGGAAAGACTATCCTGAAGCTACTGAAGTTTTAAGTATGGGACTGGAAGGATTATTTGTTCCAGAAGACGGATTTGTAAAAAAAATCGAAGACGGAAAACCCCTATATGCTAAAATCTCTGAGGATGAGGACTTTTTAAACTTAATAATAGGATTAATATTGAAAGGGTGATTTTATGAACAAGCATTTAAAAATTTTAAAAGAAACTGAAGAAGAATATAAATCTGTTTTTGGCGCTAATTCGTTAGATAGAGTAATGCTTTATGAACCTTTTCCAAGTAAAAAAGAGGCTTTCGATGTCGTTAGCACTTTAAAAAGAGCGATAGAAACAGATCAGCCTTTAAAACAAATAGATGAAGAAATATGGAATAAATTAGTATTCTAAAAATTAAATAACTAAACTATAAAGACACTTTTATAGAGTGTCTTTTTTAGTACGTTATTTTCAAAAATATCGTACTTAATACACAGTTAGTAAGCTATTTTTGAAAATAACGTACTAACATAACCTTAGGACACGACCTGAGTAAGTCTTTAAACTGCTTTTTTATTATGTAAAAAATTCAGTTAGCTTACGACTGTATAATGATAAGCACTCACGAGAAGCAACCTCGTAAAAAGCGTAGAGAGAAAGGGAAAAATGAATAGAACGTTTTTAAAAGGTTTAGGATTAGAACAAGAAGCCATTGACTCAATAATGGCAGAATATGGAAGAAATATTGAGAGTCTAAATACTCAAATAGCAGACCTTACAGCAGAAAATAAAACGGCTTCTGAAAAGCTAAAAGCTTTTGATGGTGTTGATGTTGATGAGTTAAAAAACACAATACAAACTGTTACAAATGACTATGAAGGTAGAATTAAAAATATGACTCTAGATAGTGCAATAGAAAAAGCACTAAGTAAAGCTAATGCTAAACATTCAAGTCTTTTATCTGCAAAGTTTGATAAAAGCAAATTAACAATTGAGAAAGATGGAACGATTAAAGGATTAGATGAACAGCTTGCAAGCATTAAAGAAAATTATAATGATCTATTTGTTCCAGAAGCTCAAGGACAAAATCCGGCTAACCCAGACGGAGGAAATTCAAATAGTTTCGATTTTGGGTTTACAGGTGTTAGAGGAACACAAGAATAAAAAATGAAAAGGAGAATTAAATTATGGCAGCAGTAAATTATGCAGAACAATACGGAAAGGCTTTAGCTCAAGCTTTCCCAAATGTATTACACTTTGGAGCTTTATATAACACACCAAACAACTCAACTTATAAAGTTGTGGATGCAAAAACTATTAAAATTCCTGTAATTACTACAAAAGGAAGAAAAGCAGGTAATAGAGACACAATTTCAGGATTTACAAGAAATCACGACAATGATTGGGAAGTAAAAACACTTACTAATCATAGAGAATGGGAAACAATGATACATCCTCAAGATGTTAATCAATCTAATACTATTATGTCTATTCAAAATGCTACAAAAGTATTTAACGAAGAACAAAAATTCCCTGAAATGGACTGTTATGCTGTTTCTAAAATTCACGAATTAAAATTAGCATTAGAAAGCAGTTCTGATGATAAAACAGCTTTAACAGTAGATAATGTATTAGAAGTTGTTGATAAATTCATGGAACAAATGGATGAAGCGAATGTACCAGCAACAGGAAGAATCTTATATGTTACACCAACAGTTAAGAAACTAATTAAAAATGCTAAATCTATTATGAGAACTGTTGAATTAAATGGTAATACAGGAGTTATTAGTAGAGAGGTCTCAAGAATAGATGAGTTGACTATTGAATCTGTTCCATCAGCTTTAATGAAAACAGCTTATAACTTTGATGAAGGAGCTAAACCGGGAGTAACAGCAAAACAAATTAATATGTTTATGATTCATCCTTATGCGGTTTTAACTCCAGTATCTTATGCTTTTGCACAATTAGAAGAGCCTTCTGCTCACTCAAAAGGTAAATACTTGTACTTTGAAGAATCTTTTGAAGATGTATTCATCTTGAACAAGAGAAGCAAAGCTATAGCGTTTAACGTACAAGCTTAGGAGGTATTTTATGAGTAAAATTTTAATGGTAAAAGGTAATACTGAAACTTATGTTGATGAGTTATTGGTAGAAGAAATGGAAGAAAAAGGCTTTGAAGTTTTTGAAGATAAACCTGTAAAGGCAACTAAAGAACCTAAAGAACCTAAAGA